GTTTAGTAAAGAGTTAGTGCCAACGGATACATTACTAGACCCTGTTGTGTTGTTAGCTAAAGCACCATAACCATTTCCAGTGTTGTAACTCCCGCTAGTGTGTGCAGTAAGAACATTTCCACCTATAGCAGTGTTGTAACTACCAGATAAGCTGCCATCATCCAGCGCAGCATCACCCAACGCCACATTGCCTGTGCCAACAGGATAGTTACCGTCCAGCTTGATTGTGCCGCCGTCAACGTCTAGGTCACCAGTGATGTCTACAGCACCTATGGCCTGAATATCGTCGAGATAAGCAGTCCCGTCCAAATACATGTCCTTGAACTGTACAGATGCTGTACCGATGTCTAGGGTATTGGTGGTCTTCGGCTTGATTTCTGTGGCACTTGCAATGAAATCTTGAACCGGACCCAGTACGGTAATAGGCGCACCTTCTGCTGCCGTGCCATCGTGGGTGTGGCCCGTTGTTTCATTAAATGCAGATTCTACCGCATCGAACTCTCCATCGAGGTCCGAAGCATTGATGACGTTTCCATCTGCAATATTGTTTAGGGTGTCATTCCTTGTGTAGCCTGTACCCATAGTGGTATCCTTCCGTTATCGCCGCCCGTAAGTGCCATATTCGAGCGTCAAAGCATCTAAAGAGTGTGGTGGGTTCGTTGAGTTGGTTCGAAACTGTATCGAAACCACGTATCCAGAACCTACAGTTTGGTTTTCGAACAGTCTTTGTATTCTGCCGCCATACGTTCCGGTTCCAAAAATACTCGTCCCGTAAAATGCGGGAGCGCTAGCTGCCGCCGTGTTATTAAAAGTGAAACCGGGAGGTTGAATAACCCCAGTTTCATCGAAGTCGAACAGCAGGTTTACATCTGATTGCATACTTCCCTGCGGGTCCGTATAAAGAAACATCTTGTATATAGTCTTACGAATACGTGGGTCGTTGATTGGAATGTACGGGGTAGCAAAGGTCGAGTAAATATCATTCCCATCCAAGCTGTTCCCGGATTCCATCTGATATACATATCCGGTCTCGTTTGCGAACACGATGGTTTCAATATCAGCGTTCAAGTTGCTACTTGCAACGTGCGCCTTGAACCCCCTCAGTTCCGCAAAGTGTATTCCCTGCTCTACCTGCGAACCGATAATCCCCTGTGCAGAATCTGCAGAGAAGTTTGCGTTGTATCCCATCAAGCGATACTGGCTCTTCGGTCTGATTACAACACTGGCAAAGGATGTGTTGCGGTTCACAAAGTTTGTTACGTTACCTTGAATAACCTTCGATATTACGGCTAAGTCAAAGTCTCCGACCTTATCAGTTGCAGCCAAGCTACGAATACCGTCGGGTCCCAAGTAAAGTACGTCACCGCCAATTTCCTGAATCGTATCAGATTCAACACAGCCGGTGTCTAAAGTAATTGGTTGAAGTTGGAAATCTCCGATGGTATTGCCAACCAAGCGAAAAATAGTACGCTCACTAAATATTATAAGCTGTTCTCGAAAAATAATCAAGCCCGTAATTTGATTTCCTACATTTATTATTCCGCCGCCGGATGCTGCAGAGAAATCTGTGTAGGTGTATGGGGCTGTAAATATAAGGTTTGAGCCTTTTCCAAAGAAAAGCTGGTTCTTGAAATTGGCTACGTGGCCTGCTCCGTTACCGTCTGTAGGTATGTTATCTAATACCGTAAAGGTAGTTCCGTCGTATACAAACGGTGCGTTTACGCCGTCAACACCTACGAGATGGTCTACTCCTGCGTAATTAAACTGTGCGAACCGGTGCTTTGCCATTCCTGAACGGTCTACAGACAGCATAGTAATTGCTGCGTCGTTCGCGGGGCTGCTGTTCAAAGCGGGGTTGATAGTCAGGGTTGCGGAACCACTGGTAACAGTCGCGGGGGCTGTAATAGTATATACGAGGTCTACACCTGCAATGGTAAAGGTATCGCCAGATTGTGGTGTTCCGGTGAGACCGTCTACAACGAGGCTCGTTCCGGTTTGCGAACCACCATCTACAAGAATTGTTCCATAGTTGGGGGTGTTTACTTTTGTCCACCCAGAGCCTGTAGACCTGAACAGGTCAGCATTCCGTGCCGCAAGAACAAAGCTTTCAAAGGTTGTAACCCCCTGAACGATGCCGTCCCCCGCTGTGAACGTAACTGCGGCTTGGTCTGCAGGGCTACTTGCAAGAACACCTGTCAAGGTTAAGGTTACCCGCTTGTTCGTAGAGTCGAAGCTAACACCACCAGATGCAATTGTGTAAGTTCCGGTAACCCCATCAATTGTAAAGGTGTCCCCTACGTCAGGGGCAAAAAAGATGTTGCCCAAGATAAGGGTAGTGCCAGTTTGCGAACCACCGTGAACCAGCGGCGTACCATAAGGGGGAACCACTGCCGGGTCGTACTTGTCGTACCCCAAGACTGAACGGTAGCCACCCTCAATAGACGGTTCGTAATTACGAAGGATACGAGCCGACCCCGGAGCATTGATACCATGCTGCAACGGGGACATGTTCGTGATGAGGCCACCCTTAAATTCAATGGCGTATGTTTGCCAACGGTCCGGCATACTCTATGATGCTCTCATGTAAACGTTTTCGTTGACAGTCACGGTTCTCATCTGTTTAATTCCCTCGTCAAACTTACGTTGTGATACAGAAGCCATTTCAATATTGTCGCGGAACATGTAGGCATAGTACATGGCACCGTCGATAATAACGTGGCGAAACCGTTCTGGAATTGTCGGAACATCCGTTGCAAGAATCAAATCAACAGGGTCCATGAAATATTCGAAGTCTACTTGATAGGCTTTATCAGGCATAGGAACCACGCCCCACTCACCATTCTGTGTGCGGAACACGAACTGGGGGGCCGCACCGTTAGCAATAACCGTCTCATCTTCTTGGTCTATAAAGCGGTCAACGTATTCGTCATAGGATAGCTGGGTCAGGTGTTCTGCACGTCCGACACCCAAGGCCGTGTTTCTGCGAACCCTGTAGGTATCGAAATCAACGTACTTGGCTTGAGTCGGAATAGGATATCTAGTAGCCCCTGCAGTCAAGGTTTGCTCATACGTGTTGTGGTTAAAGGGCCAACCAAAGTGCGCCTGATTTACGTGGCGAATAGCTGAGTTCACTGATTCTTTAATTGCGCTGTAAAACCCTGCGGCTGTAGCAAAGTTCGCAGAGGTTAGCTGTGTTTCGTTTAACCGTTTAGCAACATCGTTAGTCAAGCTGAGATAATCATATGCCATCGTTACCGTGTCCTTACTTTTAAGTTAACCGAACGAATTGCCGTGCTGCCAGTGGTATCGGTCATAGTACAGTAGAACGTGTAGTTTTGCGTATTTATACCACTACCAATATTAATTGTGGCTACTGTGGCTGTCTGGGATTGTGCAACGTTTTGAATACTGTCTGTCACGGCTCCACCAGATGCCGTTGTTAAGTCTTGACCAGCAGCAAGAACGGTTCGTGTTGGATAATCATCGGTCTCTACAGACCACACAACTGCAGAGATAGTTGCAGAGGTTCCCAAAAAGCGAGACCAGTCCATGCTGTAGTCTAGGGTTTCTCCGGGGTCTTTAAAGGGCCATTTGTATGACATGGGTTACTCCACGTAAACTGTTCGTGTGTAGCTGTTCCCGATGCTTTCGATGTGAACAACTCGTGTTTCTTGAGGTATGTTGACTGTTCGTTCGTAGGTGGTTAAAGCCATTATGCTGCCCTATCTATAGATACCATGCGACGCCTATCATATAGTTCGCGAACCGCGTTGAAATCAAACACAACTGCTGTTGTTGTCAAGGTGCCTGCTGTGCTTGTTGCGGCTGTACTACCCAGTGCTTCGAGGACGTGAACTGTGACGCTTCCGACTGCACCTGTGGCTGCAACGCCTGTCGTTATTCTTTCGGTAGGCTGGTCTTCTACACCACCACAAGTTATTGTTCCTTGAACGCCTGTTAGTGTAACAGAGAAGCTAACAACCGGCTGTGGTGTTCCGATGAATCCGGTAGCTGACACACCTGCCAGAACTTCAGCTATGTTAACCTGCACAGTTCCTGCTGCGCCTGTTGCACTGACACTGTTCAGAACTTCGGTAGGCTTTTCTTCTACGGTATTTACCGAACCAGTTGCCTGAACTCCTGTTAGCGTAACGGTATTACTGTGTTCCAGTATACCGATGCTTCCTGAAGCACTAACACCACTTACTTTTTCTGTGATGTTGGGTTGGACTGTACCTGCCGCGCCAGTTGCTGCTACGCTGTTCAGCCGTTCGGAGATATCTACTTCGAACCCGCCTGCAACTAAAGGGGCTATCGAACCAGTTGCAGAAACACCAGCTATGCTGGCTGCGACGTTTACCTCACCATACCGCGACGCTCCGTAGATACCTACGCCGTATCGTGCTGACTGTGCTATAATAGCCACAGCCGTCTACCTACGCTATGCGAATAACAGCGTTACTTGCATCTGCTACAGGAAACTCAATAGTCAGGTCACCAGCCGTAGCACTAACAGTACCACCAAAATCAATTACGCAAATTGCTTTGTTAGCTTGTGCTGTGTTATAAATGATACAGCCGTCTGCAGATACAGTGACGTTGTTGAACACCTCATCGGTGAAATCGACGATTGCAGTTGAACCAGACAGTGAAATAGCTGCACCGTCAAGCTGTTGACCACCGGCAGTATAGTTAGTTCCGCTGGCTTCGTCAGAGTTGCCGGTTACATCTGAATAGTTGGTTGTGCTGGCGTTGTATGTGCCAACGGGGGATGCTTTAATTAAAGCTAGTTTTAAGGCGTCTGTATCCAAATCATGGACACCGCCAAGAAGTTCTTGCTTGAAGCTGTTACACATCGCAGTTGTAATTGCCATGATTTGTGTCTCCTAGTTAAAGTGAAGTCTCGAAGTATTCTTCTAATGCGATTGAGATATTTACCGCGCTATTTGCGCTGGCTAATCCGCGAACCTTATCGCCGGGGTGCAGATATAAAGGATAGTCTGTAATTTGAAGCAGGGAGTTCGCGGGGAGTTCTACTGTTTCAGCAAGAGTGTGGTAGGTCGTGGTTGATGTCTCATACCAATCCAAGCTAAACGTAACTAGCGAACTAGAGGCATTGTTAATATAGATGCTGTTTACATCGCAAGTGAACCGTGCGGGAACGGTATATACGTCCTGATTTGCCGTTGTGAGTTCGAGAGCAAGGGTGCGTTTTTTACGTTCTGCCATCTCTAGTTCTCTATGTAGATGATATCAAAGGTAGCTGCAACTCGCAGGTCGGCGTTGGAACTGTCTGCTATTGCACGAAACTCAATATCGGTTTTTTCTGGAATTGGTTGAGGGCAGGTGATATCCTGATGATACGAGCCTTCAAACAAATCGAACTTGTTTTGTGTGCGAAACACACTATTTAGTTCGCGGGTGAGCATACGTATCGTGGCAACTTTATTGTTCTGTATCGTAAACGCAGTGGTGTCTATCTGAAACAGATATGCCGTGTAGCCTGCTGGTACAGTCCACAAAGCCATCAATGTTTGTTGGTCAGCCGCTGAAAGATATGCGTAGGTAGTGCCGCCGTTAGCAATAGTGATGTTACCTGCAGATGCCGTGCCGCTAGACACAAAGGCACGATACACACGTAAGAAGCTTCCTGTTGTTGTTGCGGTTCCAGAAGCGTTGAGCGTTACAGTTTCGGATAGTTCGTTGTAACTTGCATCTACACCTTGAATAGTGACTTCTACGTTTTCATCAGTAGCACCCGAACTACTGGTTGCTGTCATTGTCACGGCACTAGCTGGATAGGCGTACAGGCCACCCACATCCCAGACAGTCTCTTCTACGTTCTG